ATCAGCGCCGCCAGCAGCTCGTGGTGCGCGTTCACGGCTGTGACGATGAACTGGGCGTTGGCGTCCATCACGGCTTCGTCCTGATCGCCCACGTAGCGGCCACAGTCCGCCGCAACACTGAGATCGCGGGAGATGACCCACTGCTCATTGGCGTGCCACGGCAACGGGCTATGCCCCATGAGTAGCCTCCTGCAGCCTGAGCGTCATCTGCGCCGAGGCCATCGCCTGCTTCGCCTCCCGCTCCCGTTTGCGCCGGCCATACCCCGCCTCCCGATAGGCCTGCACACAGATTTCGCACCGGCAGCGATGCTGGAGGTACCCCCACAGGCTGTGCGGATGACCCTTCGGCACCCGGAGCCGCGCTCGGCGCTTCTGCCAGTAGACGCGCTTGGCTTCCCGGCAGGCCGCGCAGTGGCACTTCTTCTTGTCGTAGCCGTAGACCGTGCCGTGGAAGGTTTCGTCCCCGCCGTAGGCGATGGCCGTCTCGGGGGTTTCCGGCAGGGGCTTGGCGTAGTAGCGCGCCAACTGGTAGCGCACGCGGTGTTCCTGGATGGCGAGGATGGCCCCGAGCGTCATACGGTCCTCGCCAGTTGGGGTATAATCGGGGAGCCAGATGCCAGCCCGCGACCTATCAGTCGCCCCCAGCCAGCTTTCCTAAGTGTGAAGGCAACCAGAGACGCTGGTTGCACGTTATGTAAACCTGCGCGCATCTGGATTACTACTTGTTAAACTTACGTTTACGGCCGTCACCGCTGACGAGCACCACGGCTTTGTCATCGGCACTTGACGTCCACGCTTGTACTGGGATGCCTGTCAGGGACTCGATCTTTACGGCGTTGTCGAGGCTGGGAACCCGCTTGCCGTTGACGAGCATTGACAGAAACGACTCTTTGAACTGGAAAAACTCAGCCACATCAGCCTGCCGCTTGTAGCCGCTGCGCTCGATCCACTGTTTCAGTAACTCTGACCCGGACTGCATGATGGAGGGATACTCTCATGCAGGTAACATCTTGTCAAGTGAATCGGCGTGTCTTTTTCAGAAATTCTTCACGGTGCGGTAAGCCCTTCCGTAGTAAATGTTTACGGCGGGACGCATGAAAGCCCACTATTTACTGAAGCACAACATCGATGCGCTCCTGACCGCGCGCGGCCAGAAACGCAAGGAATTGGCCTCGTGGTGTCGCCGGTCAGAGTCGTGGCTGTCGCAAATCTTCACATCTGAAGAACGCAACATGCCGCTGAAATACTTGGACCGCATCGCCAGCTTCTTCGGGATTGCGACCTACCAGCTCTTTCAGCCGGGGATTACGCCCCTTAGCGCGGGAGAATCACCAGCCGGGCGGACGCCAGGGAGCTCGTGCCATCCGCCCGCACCACTTCGGCTACCGCTTGGTACTCCCCGGCCGGGACATCCTTGAACTCCCGCCAGCGGGTGATGGGGGACTGTGCGTCGAGCTGCTCCAGGCTGTTCGTTTCAAAGTCCGGCCCGACAATCCCCACCGCTAAGGCGCGGTTGTCCGCGTCAGGTTCGACGCGCACCTTCAGACGGACGAAGCCGGGCTCGAATGAAATCTGGGCGCTTTCCACCTTGATGGTGAGCTTGGCGTGCTCGACGGAGGCCCAGAGGGCGAAGTACAGCGCCGCCACGAGGATCACCAGTGGACACGCGCGCAGCCAGCTCAAAGTGTTACCCTATGGAAATGGATCGACGCGGATTCTTCGGCGCGCTCGCGGCACTCGCCGTGGTCCCGGTCGCGGCTAAGCCAGTGCAGTACTCGCATGTGGCGTACGGCCTGCGCGAGAACGGCACCATCGGCTTCAAGCCCGTCGAGTCAACGTGCGACAACGCCATGTACGCCCTGAAGTCTGACGGTATCTGGCGGCTCGACAACACGGGGTGGAATCGCATCCACGACCGCTGACCGACATCCAAAGCACGTCACCGTCCGTCTGAACCCTTGATGCCCACAGGCGCACGTCTGGAGCGGCGTGAGCTGGTTCTCGTCGTAGCTCAATTCACCACCCAGTGAAACGCGCAAATCCCGCACACCGCCGACTTGAACTGCCCCAAGGGCTCTAAGACAATCCCGCGCTCCTGCTGACATTTCGGACACGGCACATCGGTGGCCTTCTCGCCCGCATTCAGCCGGTCATTCGTCGCCCGCACGGCTTCCCGAAACATCGAGAGCTGATTCACTCCTTCGCCTTCCGTTTCTGCGCCGGCCGTTTGGGGGTGCCGAGCATGATCACTTCCCGCAACATCCCGCGTGGAATAAACCCGATGCCCCGAAACACCGGCTCGTCCCCGGAGTCTGGATTGGTAATCTCAGAGGCGATGGTGAGGCCGCGATCATCGTCATGCACCAAGAGGCCAAACGTGCGAATCGCCATCGGGTCATGATGCGACCGGATGATTTCCTCCGTGGTGTATTCCCCTGTGGCGCTGCCGTGCGCGTCATTCCAGACCACACAGACGAACGGGACCGGCGCAAGGTCTTTGCTCACGCAGCCCGTTCCTTCCCGTGCTCATCGAGCAGATAGAACCGCGACTCGTTGATGAGGGTCTTGCCGTCCTCCTGCACGATGCGGACATACCCAAGCTGATTGGGGCCGTACTTCAAATCCGGCCCCGCCTGATACGCCACGTTGTTGGAGAAGCAGGGTGCTTGAATCAGCAACGCCCCAGCCTCATCGTCATAGGCCATCCCGCCCCGATGGTTGTGCTCGTTCACCACGACCCTTGGTTGGATCGGCATGTGCCGCTGCCACCGCCGAATCCACCGCGCCACGTTCTCCACAGGCCGAAGGTGCATTTTGCTGTGCGCTTCCCCGTGCGCGAACGCACAATCCCCAATCAGCGTCATCCAGTTCGACGAATCCAAGTCGTCAATCACCGGAGTCGCCACCTGGATATTGGTAATGCCGTGCTCCAACCGGAGGCCGTTCACGAGAAACTGCAACGGGTTCACGTTGCAGAGAAACATCATGTAGGGCGGGAGGCGTGCCCCGAAATACTTCTTGTAGCGATTGACGTGGTTCCCGATGTTGACGTGGACTTCCTCATATTGCGCCGCCATCGCCTGCAGTACAAGTGTCAACTGTGCGAACTCGTCTTTCGGATGCACAATCTCCGACTCAATGAACCGCGAGGCCGATCCGGCGTTGAGGCTGTCCCCGCCTAACATCCCGATATGACCGCCGTTGTTATATGCCAGCGCGTTGTAGAACGCGGCTTCGTTGAGGTGCGGGATGTGCAGGTCGGCGTAGTGGTCGATCACCCGGCGCCGTCCCGTGGACGGGGCGGGCTGTGTCACCGATTGGGATCGGCCAATCCACGCCGTGAACATGTCCCAGCGATTGTCAAACAGCGTGGAATGCGGCGGTCCATCCTCGTTGAGTGGATCGGCCACGACATCGGCCACAGGGTCGAGCACCACCCCGATCCGCGCCGCCGTGGCAATCCGTGCTTGCAGCGTGCCTCTGGCGATATTTAGTGCCTGCGCCGCATGGGTGATGTTGCCGTGGTGCTCCCGGACCGCAACAAGGGCGGCCCGTGCGTCCTGTGGGGAGAGCGGCTTCTGCGCCATTACCGAGTGACCGTAATGGCTACGGTCATTTATCGAGCAGCCACGCCGCGTAGGTCATGCCGATCGGAATCCCCGCCAGCAGGCCGAGCAGCAGCCCAATCCCCATCGCGATCCGCTGCTCCAGCTGATAGCGCCGGCTGATATACCAGTGCTTCATGCGGCGTCGTCCTCTTGCGTGTTCACCGCCATGCCAATCGAACAACTCACCGGGCGGCCGAGTTCATCTTCCCGAATGCCGAGGAGCGAGCCGAACAGCACGCCTTTGATGTGCAACCCGACAATGCACCCGCCATCGGGGAGGGTCACGACGGTTTCAGGATCGCCTTGGGGCACGAGGTCTTCCGGACGGACCACGGTCACTGGCCCTGGAGCCGTTCCACCCCGCGCTCGATGCGCTGGAGGGTGCGCTGGATTTCTTCGTAATGCTGCTGTTCCCGGCTGTCGATCACGTTGACGCGGGAATCCATCGCCCCATAGGCGAGCAAGGCCACAGCGAACCAGCCGATAAAAGCCACGATTTGCGGCCATGTCAGCTTGATGCGGCCATTTGATTCCGGCGTCTCCCCCATGACTACGACTCCCGCCCTGTGCTAGCGTTTACCTGTGGACGATGATTGGCTCGTGAACACCACGGCGTTCCTCGTGCAATTACTGGTCTGCTTTGCCATCGGCGCGATCATCGCGTGGGCTCTGAAGTAAGCCCCCTGTACCCCGCGCCTGCCGCTGTGTAGTACCCGAGCTTCTTCAGGTACGGCGCGGCCTTCTCCAACAACTCTGCGGCCCGTGACGCACGCCGGAACTCGCGGACGCCCTTCGCGTACTGGTCGCCCTTGCCCACGGTGTCTAACGTCTCCGTGAGCGTGGCGCGCAACTCCCGCGCAATCGTCGTCAGCTCTCGCTGTGCGACGGGTGGGAGCCGTGAGGCGTCCTCCGCCGACATCGCGCCAAACTTGGTAATGAAGTCCTGCGCCTCGCGGACCACCAGGTCATCCCCGCGATACTTCGTCACCTTGGGATTGGTGAGCCGATCCAAGAGTCCATTGAGTTCGGCGTTGCGGGAACCCGTCAACTCTCTCGCTCGCAACGTGGCATCTTGCGCCTTCGATGACATCGGGACGCGCAGACCTTCACCCGCCTCCAGCGCCGTCTGCATGTTCTGGCCGCCACGCGCCTTGCTGATGCCAGCCGCTTTGGCGAGAATCCCCGGCACCTTCTGCGCCACCAGTGGGATCGCCGCCGTGGCGAGCGTGGTCTTGGGATGTTCCGCCGCGTCGATGCCCTCTGGCCCCGCAATCCCGCCCAAGATTGCCTTCGCGCCCCACTGCGCGACGTTGCGGATCTTCTCCCCGGTGGGCATCGCTGACCATTCCTCGGCCAGATAGGGCTCCGTGCGCTTGGGGTCGCCCTGTGTCGTGCTGGGCTGCATCATCCCAATGGTGGATTGCGGCGGCTGCGGCGTCCGTGGGGCTGACGTTCCATATTCTTGAATCACGAGCGCGATGTTCTCTTCGGGCTCCCCCGCGTCGATCATCCGCTGGACAATACCGTCCAACTCACCGGGCATTGCCACCGCCATACTTTCGGATCAGGTCCGCCGCTGTCGGCTTCGCAGTTGGCCCCGGCCCCGCGCCAGATGCCCGCCCACCTGGTGCCCCGCCGAGCCCGTAATCCACGACGTGCTGAACCTCGTCCTTGACCTTCTGGAGTTGCGCGCGGAACTGGGATTCTTCTTGATTCGGATCGAGCGCGCCGACTACCGACTGTAAATAGGCCAGCTCGCGTTCGCTCACCTGTCCGAGCGCGCCACCCGTGGGGGACGCCCGCCGCATCTGGTTCAATTCGTTGAACCCGATCAGCGCCTTGATTTGCCCAAGCGCCGCATCGAAGTTCACCGTTGGGTTGGCTTCGCCAGGCGTGAGTGCCTGCACCGCCCGCGAACCCTTCGCGCGCCACGTCCCGACAGTGTTTGGGCCGATCTGCGGCTCAAGGTCGGTAATCGCTTTGAACAACCGCCCCTGTGAGCGCGCCGTGTAGTCCTCAGCCGGTGACTCGCCGCTCCGCCCGCCGCCCGCGTTGCGTCCGCCCTGCTCCGGTGGTGACATGAAGCCGCGCGTCTCGGTGTCGAAGATCGACCCACCGACCGTGCGATACCGCTCTGACTCGCGTGGGTCCACGCTCGCGTCGATCATCTGCCGCGCTTCGTAGTCCGCGAGTGAGGCACCGCGCTTCTGGGCCTCCGCCTCCTGCGTCTGCATCGCCTGCACTTCGGGTGGCGCGTCCATGCCCTCACGGAACGCCATGATGCCGATGGTCTTGGCCGAGTCCGGGGTCAACGGCCCCTGCGTCATCGCATCCGCCATCATTCCGCGTACGCCGATGGTGTTCTGCTCTTTGCGCGTGGCGGCTTGCTGTGCCTCTGCGCGTGCGGCGTCCTGTGCGGCGAGGCGTTCCTGCTGCTGCCGCTGTTCCTCCGCCCGCAACATCAGCTCTTGCTGCTGCTGGTCCTGCTGGGACGTGCGCTGCTGCTGCGCCATCTGGTCGAGCATCTGCTGGCGCTTCAGTTCCTCGCGCTGCATCAACTCTTGCAAAATGGCGTTGCCCGCGTTCGCGCCGGGACTCGTGAATCCGTATGGCATGGCTAATACCTAATCGGCATCTTCGATGAGATCGGGGGCGAGCCCCGCATCGGGATGCGGCTTCCGGCTTGGAGCAGCGGTGACAACCAGCCCAGCGTGGATTCCAGTCCACCGGGCTTCATCAGGGACGGGTCCATCGCAGGCGCACCCAATGGTGCGCGGCGGGCCGGTGCCTGAATCGGATTCCCACCCTGCAACCGACCCATGACTTCCTGTGTCATCGCCTCCGCCCCGCTGCGTTCCATGTCAGTGGCCTGCCGTGGCGCCACGGAATACGGCGAGAGCTGCGGACGGGGGCCGGGGCTCAGTGTGCGCTGTGCCGAGAGCAGCTTCTTCCACGCATCATCGCGGCCGACGCGCCCTTCCTGCTCACGCGCAATCCCTTGATCGAACTGGTCCCGATCGCGGACGGTTTCCAGACCTTCCCGCGCAATGATGGCCCGCTCCATATCCGACTGCGCGCCGAGCGTGGCATCGCGGTTCTGTGCTTGGCTGTTGGCGTAGGCGCTGAGTCCCGTGCCGGCGAGTCCCATCACACCCTTTGCGCCTCCGAGCGACGCCAGCCACCCGGCCCCACCCGCCGCGCCTCCAGTGCCAGCCATGGCAGTAGTGCCACTGACTAGTCCTGTCATTTCACCAGCAAGGCTTGTTGGCAGCGCCGCTGCGCCCGCGCCACTGGCTGCCCCACCAGCGCCTAACGCGCCCGCAATCGCCGGAGCCGCGAAGTAGCCGCCGGCCGCGATGCCAGCCGCAATGGCGGTGTTCCGCACCAATCGGTTTTTCTGATTCAGGTTCCCGCCCTGATCGATGTGCATCCCACCCGGGACGGGCATCCCCGCCGCCGCCAAGGCTTTCTCTAGCCCTTCCTGCTGCGACTTGGAGAGCTTCACGCGGCCATCCGTCGGGAGCCCCTGTGACTGCATGTACTGGAGATAGACCGGGGACTGCCGCATCTGGGCATTCCACTGATCCACCTGCGACTGGTCCGTCTTGCGTGTCGGGACAGGCCCACCGCCGCCGCTCGGAGACGACGTGCTGTGTTGCAGCACTGGCGGAGGCGGCAGTGGCGGAAGCGCCTCGCGCTCGGCGCGCTGGCGATCAATCTCCTCTTGCGAGATTTGCCCCATGTTGTAACCCATGCGGATCATTTCTTCCCGCGAGAGGTTCATTGGCCGCATCGACATTCGTCTAACTCCTTAGAGCCCCGCCCAGTTGTAGTCCCAGTACTGCCCGCGATCCCATTCCCGCAAGGCGAGATCGCGGAGGAACTGATCCATGCCCATGTCCTGCCCGCGCATACTCACGTCCAGCCCGCGATTCCCAAGCTGGAAGTCGAGATCCTGCCCGCGTGCCGACAACCCAACCCCCGCCTCCGCAATGGCCTGATCGAGCATGGCGAGTTGCTGTTGCAGGTTGCGCGTCTGCTCGCCGCTCAACAGGCCTGCGGACATATGCAGGGCGTCCGAGATTTCCTCTCGCCGTGCCGTCAGTTCCCGGCCCACGAGCTGCGCTTCAAACTCGCCCGTCATCTGGCCGTACTTCTCGGACGCCAGTCGCTGCTCTCCGAGAATGTTCCCCAACGGCCCTGCCCGCTCCGCCGTGTCCGCGAGGTACTCCCGCTTCGACCGCTCCGCATTCGCGGAGAACGCATCCGCCTGCTGGCGAATGATGGGATCATTGCGGTCCACCGCTAAGCCCTGCGTGGCCCGCTGATTCAACTGGCCGTAGAGCGCATCCCCGCGCGCTTTGGTTTCCGCCTGCTGCGTCTCCATCTGCTGCTGTTGCCGGGTCAGGAGTTCGCGGTACCAGTCGGGAAACAGGCTGTTGACAGGTGAGCCCTGCCCATACGACGCCTGCCCCCCACCCGATCCCGGCATACCGGGTGAGAGCCACGACTTCGCCACGGACGCCGCTGGGGCGCGGTCATCGGCGGTTTCTCCACGCCCCGAGCCGTAGCCCTGCGCCGTCCGCTCCGACGAATCCGTTCCAGAGCCGGTCTGCCCCGACCGTCCACGCTCCGCATACTGGCTTTCGTACGCCTGCATCAGCCGCGTGGTGTCGTTGTTGTCCGGGTTGTTCGGATCGTCTGGGTTGGTGTTTCTCAACCGCTCCCGATCGGACTCTTCGACGGAAGCCCCGGTGCGTTTCGAGAGTTCGTCCAACCACCCATCAAAATCAGGCATGTGTGTCCTACTGCGCCAAAATGAGATAGACGACCGCTAACGCGGCGTCCGGTGTGCCATCGGGGAGATTGAAGGTCGTCGATCCGTTCCCCGGCCCAAACGTGGTGCCGATCACCGCAAAGAGTTGCGGGTATTTCAGGCGCTCGACTTCGCGGCCGTCACAGACCAACCAACGAGACGACGGAGACGCCGCGCGGCCAAACGCCACCACCGACCCCACTGGCGGTTGGCTCGGGGCGTTCCCTTGCCCATCCAACGTCACGGACAGCAGCGCATTCAGCCGTCCGACCAACTGGTCGAACTCACGCGCCACGGCTGGCGGGAGACTGTTGCGGTTGCGGAGGGACAGCATTAGCTGCTCTGCTCCGGGCGTTCCCGCAAGGCCAACTGGTTAATCTCCCACCGCCCCGCGTTGTCGGCGTTGTCTGAAATGGTGAAGTCCACCGTGGTCAACTCGCTGAACGTCAACGCATCCAATGCCTTGATCACCGAGGTTTCCGAGGCGGTGGCATCGAGTGGCACTTCAATGGCCGTCAGCGTCTCCAACCCGAAGTCCCGCGTGGCGACCACATCCACCACGGCATCGGCTTCCGCCGCCGCCAACAATGCCCCGTTCATCACCCCGAATTTGTTCAGAATCGTCGCGGGGGCGTACGGCTTCGTCTGAATCGACGCGGTAAACTCCGTGCCGTTATCCGTGGTCCCCGTGTCCGTCTGACAGACCGTGGCCGAGGCGGCTAAGCCGACGAACGGCACGAGCGTCAGATTGCGCGCCGCATTCGCGTCGATGTTCGTCGAGTAGAGACAGGCCGAGAGGACACCGGCCCGGTCCCCGTCCCAAATCGCCCAGCCCCCACGGACGCCTTTGCGGGTGTCGCGGGTCTGCTCGACATGCAACACGAGGACTTTATTGGGGACGTTGGAACTCCCCGTGGCGACGTGCCACTGCACCTGACCCACGTTGTCGTAGAACAACACCCGACTGACCACCTTGGTCGCGTTCAGGTTGACCGTTTTCCACGTCGTCCAGATGTCGCGGCCGCAGCGTTGCACCACCCCATCGGACCCGACGCGGCACGGCCCCACCTTCGGATCGAGGAAGTAGACGCAGGGGCTACCCAACTGATCGACGGCTTCCACGATGCTGCCTTCGATGGCCCCGCGCTTCTTGGAGATGTTGGTCACGTCGTAGGCATTCGTGCGGACGTTCGTCCGGACCGCCTTGTAGATGTGCGACCGTTTGAAGATCCAAATCTCTCCGTTGACCGGCCCAACGCCTCCGGTGATGTCCCCGCCCTCGTAGGTATCGAGGTCGCGGTAACTCACGGGGTCCAACGGAATCCGCTCATCGTTCCCGACACCGGGATCGTTGAATACGGGGGTCCACGCCATCCGTGAGCCCATCGCCACACCGTTGTGCAACAGGCTGTGATGCCCGAGCAGAATCAGTCGGTCCTCATCGACCAGCAGGAACTTCGCGCTGTGCGGGAGTTCGTAATCACCAATCTGCTCTGAGAGGGTGCCTGTGGTGGCGTAGCCCGTCGCATACACCACGCTATCCGTCACGGTGGTGGTGCCGACGACCGTGCGGGCGATGCGGTAGAAGTCCGCGTTATCGGTGCTCGCTTCGAGTTCCCAGTGGGTCGCGCCTTCGCCCATGTTCAATGGTTTAGTCACGACCACGCCGGTCCCCGTTCCGCTCGGCGCAAACGTCAGGACGGCGGTGGGTTCCGATCGAAGCAGGATGATTGAGCCTGACAGCACCACGTCACGGGTGCGGTAATACCGCGTCCCAGTGAACGCCACGCCGGGCGTGCCCGTGTTCGCCCCCGTGGGGGCGGCCGAGGGCGCAATCAATCCCACGCGACGAAAGGACGTGCCGTCCCACACATGCAGCCGAAACGTCACGTTGTCCTGGTAGGCGACGAAGAGCTTCCCATGCAGCGTCACTGCCTGCATCCGGTAGGCGGCCCCATTGGTCAGCGTGTTCGCGTCGGTCATCGTGATTTCAGACCAACTGGTCGTCTTGCGGGCGAGCGTGTCGGTGGCGGTACCAGTGATCGCGTACACCCACAGCTCCGCGTCCGCTTCGGTGTTGGACGGGAGATGCCTGGTGAGAAACGCAATCTCGCTCTCGGCTTCCAGTGCGGCGGAGAGGTCAATGGCCGCCATCCCTCTGCGGCGTTCCGCCAGCATGGAATCCACCCACTCGACGTTGACCGCCGAGACGCACTGGTCGTCCGTCAGGCTGAGGGGCGGGTCGGTGTTATTCATCCCACCCCGCAAGCTGTTGAGGATGAAGTCCGCCACTAACTCGCGGCCTCATACCAGAACGACCCCTGTACCGTCTTGGTCCCTGAGCCCGTCCATCCCCCTGTCCCCATGTTGGCAAAGCACGAAACGGTCGAAGCGTTGCCGCTGAGCCGCACCTTGCTCGCCACCGTCAGGGTCGCGCCGTTGTCGGCGGCGTTGGTCAGCGCCCCACCGAAGACGTTGGTAGGCGAGACGTTGACCGAGGTGTAGGGCAGGGTGAAGGTGACCACGGTGTCGTTACTGGTCCCCGAGATGGAAAAATTGACGTAGACCAGGCGACCGAGGCGCTTATAGAAAATCCCAACCGTGGGGGTGGCCGCCCATCCCGTCACCGTGGAAGTGGCCGAATAGTCCGTCCAGGCCACGGTGTAGACATCCGCCGAGAATGTCCAGGTGCCGGCCACCGTCTCGTTGTCCGCGAGCTTGGCGAACGCGGATTCGTTATACCCATCCAGTTTGTCCGCGTCGAGGTTCGTGACCTTCGCGGCGTCACTCTGCTGCACCGCAAACGGGGCGATCCCCGCTCCCCGGTCGAACGTCTGGAGCGCGGTTTGCGTAAAGGCGGTCCCCCCTAACGTCCCGCCTCCGCTCCCCGCGCCCCCAGACCCCATGCCGCTGTGGGCACTGGCTTGTCGTGTCGTGAGCGTCGGGGAATCTGCCAGATGGAATTTGAGTTCGCTGAGCAGCCCGGCCGCTTTCTGCTCGTAGGTGCGCGCGAGCTTGTCCTTTTCCTTCTTCAGCAGTTCTTCCGCAATCACCGACCACACGAGAATGTCGTGGAACGATTCCGGGAACACCGGCTCGTCACTCCCAGAGAGATCGCTGAGGGTCGTCCACCCGTCCGCCTGCAAGTCCCACGAAGAACCCGTGGCTGGGACGGTATCCGTCAGCACCGTCACCGAATCCGCATCGGTGTTGCGGAGTGCCCATTTCGTCGGCGCACCCGTCGATGGCTGGGTGGTGCGAATCTCGTGCAGGTTGACTTCGGTCAGCTGGCGAATCGACGCCGACTCCGACGTGTCGAGAATGCGATCGATCTTCTCAATCTCCGTGAAGATGACGTACTGCTGGCCCTCGGTCATCGTCACGGAGCGCGTGACGAACCGCGCCGCGTTAAGGCCTAACTGGGACGTCAGCCGCCGATAGTGGCGGTTGACCGCCTTCCCCACACGGGTATCCGCCTCCGTGCTGGAGAGCGTCACGTAGTCTTTGATCGCCGTCTTAATCTGGTCGAAGGTCATCGACGCGCCCGCCGCTGTTCGTCACGATCCGCCTTGGCCCGCTGCGCTTCACCGCTCTGCATCCAGTCGGCTCTGACCCGCGCATCCTTGGTGCGGGACTCTTCGTAAACGTGCCCCCACGGCACGAGGCCTTTGACCGCACACGCCTGCCGAATCTCCGAGTGCGAGTCAAACCGGCGCGGTGAGCCGTCCGCGTTGCAGAGGCCGTGTTCAATCACTAACCCGCCCGGGATGGAATCCGGCCGGACGACAGGGGCGAAGCGGCGTGGTTCGTAGGGGCACAGGTTGTGCCCGTGCTCCCCGACATCCTTCGATTTGAAACAGCGGTTACATCTCATGCGCCGCCATCCTCGTCGCGTTTATTGACTCTGGGCGCTTCCACCCGTTCCGGGTGCGCGATGCCTGGTGTCTCCACGTCGCCACCTTCCACTTCCGGCGCGGGGGCCGTCACGTCAGGAATCACCAACCGCGACGCCATAATCTGCGCCGCTGCCGCCATGTCTTCCGGGCTGGGGGCTTGGTTGGTGCGGACCAACAACGCGACAAACAGTTGGTCTTGGAGGTCTTCCGCCTTGCTCACCGAAATCTTCACGGGCTCGGGAGGTTTCGGTTGCGGCGGGACGATCACCCCATCCGGGGCATCAATCAGTTCCGCCCACTCCTGCAACAGCGGTTCGGGATTGAGATAGCCGGTCTGCGCGGTGAAGTTGTAGAACTCTTTCAGTTCTTCGATGCGCTGCTGCACATCCTTCCGCACCGTCGAATCGGCTTTAACCGAATAGGTGAAGGCGTTGGCGATGACTTCCCGCTGCTCGCCCAGCATGTCGGGGAGGTCGAAGGTGCCGTAGAGCGCGAGATGCCCCGCCAGCACTTCCGCAATCCCGATGAAGAACTTCGTGACCTTGTCTTGTTCTTGCCCGACTCGCCGCTGGAAGTTCTTCTCGATGATCCCGGCTTCGCGGGCGGAGCGTTCGCCGGAGGCAAAATCGCCGTTCTGGTTGGTCCCGACCTGCGTCTGCTCGGTGATGTCGCCTTTGATGATCTTGTCGAACTCAAACTTCTCTTGCGGGAAGGAGGCTCTGGCGACTTCGCCAATGGCGCGATCACCGGGGCCGTTCGTCCAGATGAACCCCTGATATTCGCCTTGGTCGATCTTCGCCCGCATGTTGGAGCTGATGCGGTTGGTGTCGCCCCACCGGAAGGGAATCGAGTGCTTCCGCTGCTGCACCATCGCATCGCGCGACTGCTCGAGCTCACTAATCGCGGCGCGGGCAATCGAGCAATCGGACGGGGGCAGGCTGTCGTCGGAGACGTACGTCAGCGTGAGGACGCGAATCGGGTTCTTCGTGACCCCGACTAATCGCCCGTCCTCGAGTTTTTTCTGGGCCTGATACGGTTCGTTGATGACGGGCTCTTCGAGGCCTTCGACAAACACCAACCGCTGGAGGGCTTTGAAGTTCGTTTCGTCCGCGTGGTAGTAATGCCGCCAGTAGAACAGTTGGGTGTAGTTGACGACATCGGTATCGCTGAACGTCGCGGTACTCGTGTTCAACGTGCTGCTGTTGCCGGCCCGCTTGTCCTTGCCGCAGACCTTCTCCTTCTGCTCTTCCGTCAACCCCAGCGCCGCCATCGACTGCGGCCACGTCATGCGGCCGTCTTCTCCCAACCAGCGGGCCTGGTCGTAGTCGCTGCCGGTGAAATCGTCCGGGGTCAGCAGGTCGGCCGGCGAGATGCGCTGGGCGAGGAACCGGCGATCCACCGTGTGCTCCACGGATTGCGTCGGAATCTCCGCCTGTAACTCCGGTGGGACCATCGCGGGGTCCACCATCGGCACGTCGCGCATTTCGGTGCGCGCTTCGCACGACACCAGCGCCGCGCCAATCCCGGAGGCGTTGACCACATCCGCGAGGACTTCTTCGATCGTCGTGCCGACACTCGCCGCCGCAATCGTGTCGTTCAGCTCACGGCCAAACACCGGCACCGCGGGCCGGAAGGCGTCATCGCGGGGCGTCAGGCGGACTTCGGGCGTCTGCGAATACAGCTGCGCAATCTTGGCCTTGGTGATCGGCCAGTCTTGGTTGACGATGATGCGCCGGTCGTTCGTGGTGAGGCGATCCACGGCGTCCGTGCCGCTCCGCGCGCCTTTGCGTGCGTCTACGTTCGTCTGCCATTCCGGCAGGCGTTCGTCCCGGCGTGCTCGGGAGGCTTTGATGCGGCCTCGCCACGCCCCCCACGGATCGTTCGCGTCGTCCAATGCGCTCCTACAAACAAAAAGGGGCGAGCTGGCTCTCGGCCAGTCGCCCCGTTACCCTGGAGTGGGTCAGTTGTGCGCGCTTACGAAACTTTGACTTCTTGCTCCGCCCAAATCTTGTCGATCAAGTCTTTGAACGACGCCCAGTGGGTCATGTTCTTCATCATGTTGTCGCCGGAGATGGGATACGAGATCCGCACGATCCCGCCGTTGTTCTCCACACTCACCGACACACGCCCATTGAGATACCGACCCGCCTTCAACTGTGACGCCCGCTTGCGGGTCTGCTCCGACTCGCCGCGCGCAATCGCTTCGTACGCGTTCTGCAACACCGTCACGCCGAAGAAGTCGTCATAGAACCCCTCTTCGCGGAGGTGCTTGATGTACTCCGGGTCGCCTTCCGTCATCGGCGGTTTCGGGACCAACCCCGACACACCGGCCGCAATCGCCGCCGCGAGGACATTCACATCGATCGTCTGCTCACTCTCGACCTTCGCCATGCTGCCTTTCAGTGCGCCCGTGACGTGTGGACGCTGTAACAATCACCACCCAGTCCGTGCAGGGGAGGTGTGTAGCCGTGCGCGGTCAGGAAGCCGTCCACCTCCGCCGTGCGATGCTCAAACCAGAGCAAGGGCTTGTGGGTGGTAATCAACCGCTCCGCCCCCCGCAACGCCTGCAACTCCGACCCTTCCACGTCCAGCACGAGGGCATCCAGCGCCACATCGCCCAGAAGGTCATCAAGGGGCAGCATTTCGATATAGCCCTCCCCCTCCACGCGCCAGAGGCCCGCCTTGGGTTTCGGTCGCGTCAACCCCACCGACCGATAGGTGTCGCCCAGCGCCGCCTGTACCGCCGTGATGTTGGCGCACGCGGCTACGTTGGCCTGCAAGCACTCGAAATTCACCAACGCCGGCTCAAAGGTGTAGACGTGCGCGAAATATTTCGACAACGCCACCGGCCACAACCCCGCACACCCCCCGGCCTGTACCACCACCCGCCGCTCCGCCGAGAGGCCCGCAATCGACTGCGCGGCATACTGCGCCGTCTCCCACTTCTCCACCGGGAAGGTGAAGTCCGGGGGAAACACCATCAGCCCGCCGCCGCTCCAAACGGATAGCCGTCCATCCGCGCCGCCATCGCCTGCTCGACGCCCATGTCGTAGCCGTAGCGCAAGGGATTCGGCGGAGGCGTGGGATACCGCGCTTCGTCCGCAATCACGTCCAGCGTGAGCATGTTCGACTCCGGCGTATCCAACGTGATCTTCACGCCCCGCGATTGCGCCAGCCGGAGCCAGTAGAGAAACGTGCCGTGATGCTTGAACCAGTGCTGCGCTCGTGCGCCCTCGCGGTCTTTCGTATAGGGCTGTCCGAGGCCGTAGAGAATCCAGTGGTCGAATCCTTCGTGGAGCGCCAACGCGCCCATGTAGTCCAACTGACAGCCGAAATACCCGGTGCCGAACTCGTTCGTGATCGCCTCGATCGGATACGCCTTGCTGCCGATGATCTGGGGGTAGTGGCTGATCATGTAGATCGGCCGCTCGCTCCCCTGCTTGTGGTACCAGGCCAAGACATCCGGCCGCATGATCCGAATGCCGGGATAGAACGAATTAGGTCCGACGTCGTGAATGTCGAACCACCGGCTCCAGTCGTAAATGACCCAATCCCACGCCCGCGCACTCGTGGACTGGAGCCAGAGTTCCGCGTTGGCGAAGTGATAGCGCGGGGACTCGACCGTGTGCCGATACCCGCCCATGATCACGGCCTTCATCGTTTGCGTTCGCGCATCCGTGCTCTTAACGCTCGCTTTCGCCGCACCCGTTCGTCGTTCCCACAGCCGCAGAACCAATGCCCATTGCGGGTCACGAACTCAAACCAGAGAAAACTTGCTTGCGCGTGTTCCCCGTCCGCCCACCAGATCCACACAATCAGATCCAGTCGTCGTAAGAGCCGGTGCCACAGCGGCCACCGACACGGCAGATGGATCGGTGGGAGTGAGGCGTAAGCCGCCCCACCCCACCTCTCCGTCACTAGCCCACCGATTCGTTGTTCATGCCGATGAACGCCCGGTCCAACTGGAGAATGACCGACCCGCCATCCGCTGCCGCCGCATTGCGAGCGATGCAGTTCATGATCTGGTCGCCCTTGACCGCCGCGTCATCCGGTGATCCCGCCACGCCCCCGGCGTAGAGCGGCACGTTCGATGCGATGGCCGACCGCGAGATGCCCACGTCCTGCCCGACGTAGGTGAACCACCCGTACTTCGTGGAGGCATCCACCACCGCATTGGCGATGGCGACACTGCCCTTCACGCCCGTGGCGATGAGGATGGCCGTCCAGACCCCGGGCTGAAAGACCACCATCGAGCCGTCCGCGCACGAGGTGACACCCTTGAGGTAGATGTAGAAGTTCCCATCCGAGAACTCCCGCACCGCCCCAAGGGGGTTGAGCTGCGTGGCGTGGACTTCGTTGTGCGCGCCGGCTGCAGGAGAGCTGTCGATGCTATATGCCATGTGACCCTCCCCTTAGCTGAACAGGATGCCGCCGCGCGACCGATTTCTCGTCGCGAGCTGGCACACCGTGAAGATTTTCTGGTTGACCATCGCCGCCGCCGCGTAGTCGATGGGTGAACGCCGCTTCCGAAACGCCGTCTTCGCGACGAAGAGCGCCGTGTCATTCGTGTTGAAGAAGAACGCGGCTTCCTGCGTCGAGGTCAGGGCGGCGGTGTAGATATAGCTCGCGTTGATGTGCTTCACCTCACCGAAACCCGACGTGGCACTCTGCGCGCTCATGAACCGCTGCTGCGGCGTGAGAGCGGCGACATACGCGCCGTACATCGAGGCATCCCCGATGATCACGTTCGGCTGCCGACCGCTGGAGCCCTTCGAACACGAGAAGTACAGCGTGTTGTAGTGGCCCAAGAGGGTCGCACCCGTCGCGGTGCCCCAGTCCTTGAACTGGTTCTTCCACCACGTCTCCGTGGTCGCCACGATCCCCTGCACCGTCCCGCCGCCGTCTTCCGCGAAGAGGTCGGTGAAGGTGTTGAAGCCGTCCGTCCCACCCGTGGCCGCGAACATCGCGGTTTCGATGGTGTAGTCGTGCGTGGTGAGCGCGTTGTCCACCAGCGCCGCGATGAGATCGACCTTGCTGTCCCCGTTGTTCAGGGCTTCATCGGTGAAGCTCCAGTTGGTCGGGACCACGAGGGTCGCCCACGAGGGGCCGGTCGCCGTGAGCACGTCCGTCTTGGAGGTGGAGGTGGCCGTGGTGTCGGTGGCGAGGAAATCCGCCCCGGCGTTCGCCCGGTAGTCGAGGGTGAGCTGGAGGGTCGCTCCGGGGGTGATGCGTTTCACCCCGCCCATTTTTTCGAGGAAGTTGAGGGCGGAGGTATCGGACCACTGGTCCGCCGCCTTGTTCTTCTCGTTGACCACCGCGTCGTAGGTGGACGCAACGAGCTGCGTGAATGGTACGGCCATCGCCTGTACTCCTGTTCAGAAAAAGGGTTGTCCGAGTTCTGGATTGACGGCCCAGAGCCGAAACGACCCTGCTTCTGACGGGATGCAGGCTTCCGTAACCGATGCTGCGAATACGGCCGCAGCGTGCCGTGTGCTGAGGTTACGCCTATTTACGGCTAAGTGTCAAGCACGTTTGGGCGTCCAGCGAAAGAGTTCATTCGGCGTCGGATACCGCTCGGGTTGAACCGTCCCAATCACGCGACTTCCATCGCCGTGTGTCGGAATCACGACAACGCCCCGGCGCTCGTACTCATCGCGCAGGCGCGCGGCGTCACGGCAACTAATGCGGTTCACATCGAACCAGAGCAGCGGAGGCTTCAGCGTAAACATCTCAAGCGCCCGCTTCGAGCTTGGCGATGGCTTCCCGCGCAATCTCCACCGTCGTCCGAGGTCCAGCCTTCCGCATCGACTCCCCCCCCGACCGGGAGAGCGCCGGCGCCTTGGGGGCGGTCGCCTGTTCCTTCAGCAGCCGCGCCCGCTTGGCGTTATCGTCCTCGGTCAACCGGGGCAGGGCAACTTTCATGTACGCGCCTCGGAGGTCGAGCGACTTGTCCGCGAGATACGCCTGCATGACTTCGTTCTGAAACTCCGAGAGCTTCCCATCCGACGCAATCGGCCCAAACAGCGGCCACGTCTGCGCCTCGGTCATCTGGGACTGGGCTTTCTCTCGGGCCTGCGCCTGGGCCTGCTGCGCTTTCTCCCGCTGCGCCGCCTGCTGTTCCCGCTCAGTGAACGGCTTGAGTTTGCTGTCGAGCCGGGCTTCGACCTGCGCCGTCTTCCAATCGAGGAGCTTCTGAATCCCTTCCAGGGAATACGTGCGCGAGCCGTCCGCCAGGGGGAGGTCCGGCTGCGGCATCTGGTCCGACATGGCCTGCGCGGTCTGCGCGAGCTGTGTCGCCTGCTGCGGGGTCAGGAACGTCTGGAGGCCGGGATTGAACTGCGCCAGCTTCTCCAACAACGCACGAGGATCGCCCTGAATATCGCGGTACATCTCCGCCCGTTCGGCTTCGTACTGCTGCACCTTCTGCTCGTAGGTGGTTTTTTCCGTCGTCCACCCGTCGGTGTGTTCGGCGACGTAGTCGTCCAGCATCTTGGCGACCGTGGGCAACGGCATGAAGGCTTTGCGCCCGTCACTGCGGACAAGCTGATGGCCCATCTTGCGGAGAAATTCGGCGGCCTTGGAGGCGTCCGACTTGGCGGCTTTCGTCTCGGCCGGCGTCTCCGGTTCGAGAGTCTGGGTCTCCAGCCGTGGTGAGCCTTCCGGCGTGCTGGCGGCTTCCTGCTCCGCCGACTCCACCACCGACGCGGCGATCTCTGTCGTACTCTGCGGGGCTGATTCTACGGGGGCGGCGTCCATCTCGCTCATACGGTCTCCCTTAGTATTCGTTCCCACGCGCGCAGTTGGTGCGTCGCCTGATCCTGTGGCGACAACCGCTGGAATGCCTTCACGCCCTCCTCCAGCCTCCGCTCATGCTCACGCAGGGCGGCGTCCATCGTCTGGCGAACTAACTCCACCTTGTTCTCCATTTAATGCACTCTCCTGCGTGTCCCCCGGTCCTCCCGGAGCCACGCCAAACCGATCGCTTCCTGTTGCTGACGGGGTTCTTCCTGCGTCACACTCAAGACCCCGCTACTAATGGCAAAATACGCCAACACCACCCCGTAGTGGTCGAACTTGTGATCCGCCATCTTCCGGGTGTTCTTCTCGTCCCACCGATATTTCGGCAAGTATTTCGCCAACATCGGGCACCCGGTTTCGTGAATCTGGAACAGCGGAACCCCCGGAGCCACCTCCTGCCCCAGCAGTTGATGAATGGCATCGGCGTAGAGCACCCGATCGTTGACAGACGGCTCGCACGGGACGCCGTTCATCTCCAGCGTATCCATCACCGTGACCACGCCTTCCCGTACCGCGATCTGGGGGTCCACGAAGGTGCCGGCGCAGTCCTCCGTCCCGATCAACTCTTTCGTCACCTGGCGTATTTTCGCGGCCAGTTCATGCGCTTCGGTCTTGAACCAGGTTTCCTCGTGGACGGCAAACACGCGCTTCCCCATCACCGCGAACCACACACAGACCGCCGGGTCGGGGAAATAGCCCATGTCGAAGGCGCGATAGACCTGGATCCACGGCACCCGCAACAGCGGCACGTCCCCCACGCGCGGCAGTTCCGAGATGTAGTGGTACGGCTTCCCGTCCTTGGTTTTGTGAATGTCAAAGAGCGTCCGCGCGTCCATCCGCACGCCGTCAATCCACGCCGCCCTATACGCTTCCGGAATCTGGCCGAGCTGCTTCAGATATTCATCGGGGTCCACTGACGGGTTGTCCTTCAAAAAGATCGGCACATGGCACCAGTCCGCTGGGTCGTACCGAGGGTCGTCTAACCCCTTCTCGACAAACCGGGCATCCAAGTCGTCAATAGAGGTGCCGGTCGGATTCCCGCTCAACACCGACGCCACGAAATACGGCTGGACCCCGTTCACCTTCGCCACGCGCAACGAGGGCATCATGAGGGAGATGTTGTCCCACTCGATCTGCGGGGCCTCGTCCACGAACAACAGCGCGGCTTCAGCACCGACGATCTTCTCCACGTCCCCAAAGTCCTCACACTGCCGATAAAACCCCACCGACCCGTTCTCGTACCGCGCCTGCCGTTTCGTCTCGTTCCACTCCCCACCCAACTTCCGCATCTCCGAGCCGACAAACTGCAAATGGTTGCTCTCGAGGTCCGGGTAGTTCCGTCTCACCACCACATACCGAAACCCCGGGATCGCCATCGCCAGCGCGTGACACAACCCCCTCCGCACCGTCAGGCTCTTCCCGCCCCCACGGTTCCCCCGCAGGAAGAACTTGCTCGGCCCCTCCCCCGTCAGCACCCGACGGGCGACTTGCTGCACTAGGGACAACTGCGCCCCCGGATGGGGGTCGTAGAACGTCT